GCAGAACGGTTCGATTGTTTTCTAAATAGGAGGATTCCCCTATCAACCCTGAGTCCTGTGGAACAAGATCGAATACGGCAAACTGGTTCGTTGGAGTTAAAGTAGTTGAGGTGTCAATAAAGTTAATACCACTTAAGATATGCTTTGTGCTGTACTCTGCAACACCTCCAAAATTAAGTCCTGTTTCTGAGTTAATCGTGTTTACCGATATATCGTTTTCTATTACATCAGCACTTAAAGCCAAGTTTATTGTGAACGGATCAATTACACTTCTGTTAATTAATTGTGAGCTAACTTCCAAAGCAGAGCCATCAAAATTAAAGGCTGAGTTTCTAAAGATAGGACCATAAGTATGTGATAATATATTCGCGCCGCCTTTAGTGTAATTAGTCGCCAAATTCTCTGGAAAAGCTGCATTATCTGTTGCACTAAAATAAGCGTTATAGGTGTTGTAAATATAGTTTACGCCCTTCTGATTTCTTGTTCTACGGTCAAACTTCTGAGAATAATACTTATCTGAAGCGTCATCAGGTAACATGTTTGAGAAGCTGGTTATATAATCAACCCATCCGACAGATGCATCTAAGACATTGCTATTAGCACTAAGAATATCTCTGGCTATCTGTCTCTTTTTCTCCTCATTCAACATGAAGAATAGTTTTACCTCTTCGGGTATTCTGTCTCTTCTAACAAACATATCACACGATGAGAAATTAAGTGTGTCATTTGATCTACAAAGGAAGGTATTTTTTGAAGGCACACCAAAATAAACATCGGGAATCGTGGAGAGGCTATTGCTGCAATCCAGTCTGTAAACTCCAGAGAGGTTATCGGCATTTGGGGTTGCGAAGCCAAAGGAGCTAGGGATAAATCCTAACTTCACAAAATCAAAAATGGCGTTTGATGTAGTTACATTACCCAAAGCATTATAAAAACTAGGCATGTTACTTCCTGATCTATTGAACCACTCTTTCTGATCTATGGCGTTGTAGAAATTTCTTCTTCTTAGGGAATACCTAGGAACACCACTAGCAACAGGGACAACTTGATCAGTTGCAAAAATCGAACTGGCGTAAAGAGACTGGCCTCCTCGATAATTAAACTGCGACCTTTTGAAGGTCATCTTGTCTTTATGTGATGTCCAAGTTTTCTTGAGGTTGTCTGTGAAGTCTGGGTAAATCTCGCTTCCATGTCCACCGTATCTTCCTCTATCGTAAACGCCGCATACCTCAGCGTTAGAAGTTCCATAGTTTGTAAATCCCACTCTAACGGATGGGCAAACATGATCTAAACCAGAGGCACTTTCGGCGGCTCCTTTAGTGAATCTAACTCTAGGAATGGCTTTTGCAGGAGAAACATCATCAACTATGGTCAATGATTGCAGTATATCGGTTGTAGTGTGTCTTCCAGAGGCGTCTTGAAATACATCATCAGTGAACTCTCCTCCGCTAACTGTAAAATCATATGTTGATGATTTACCGTTCCACAAAGTAAGGTAATCATACTGATCATCTTTGTACTGACCAAAAACCTCTCCCTGGTTTGGTGGGTAATGTTGTCCTGATGTATAGAAAACGAAAGAGTTGCCTATGTATATGTCAGTCTTTGTGCTCCCCTTGATTACAAAAGTTTCAATGTACTCAATCAAAGAATCAATTAAAGTAGAATCAACGCAGAAGCTTTTGAGCAAGATTCTTAATAGCGATAATAATTTTTCATTTATTACACAGTTGGCATAAAACTTCTCTTCCTCCCAAGGAGGTAGGTCGAAGTCTCTGTTTCTAAAATTAAATACAAAGTTAGGATCTTGAAGTATATCAATGTCGATTGCTGAATTAGGATCAAACAAAATCTCCCCTTGTTCTCCGTAAACAGCAGTTGTCCAAGAGTTAGCACCTATGTTAACGACAGGCCCAAACCAAGCCTTCCCTGTAATTAACCTCGAAACCCTAAAAGGTTCGTTTCCAATTATAAAGTTATCAGGTAATTCTTGAACCAAATATTTTAGTATTGTATCTACGGCAACTCTAATATTGTAATCCTTATCCGAAGGGCTGTATACATCTGCTCCGTGAGAAAAAGCTTTCTCTTGTGTGTATGTTTCAAAATCAAACAGATGAGATCCTGTTGCTAGGCAGTAATAAATGAGATTAGGTAGATAGGACTCATATAGTTCTGTTACTGCCGCACTAGTGTTGATAGGGTTTTGTGGAATCACCGCATTTAAAGCGTCTATTAAACCTTGTTTTGTTCCTTTTTTTCTGTAAATTAGAGGAGCGTTGCGTAGCTGGTTTCTCCATGACTCCTCATTCCTACCATACAATTTCCAGCCGATTAAATTAGCTAATAAAGGCAGGTATTGTGCTGGGCAATCGTCTATTGAGACTAAATCGCCTATGCCCTCGACCTGATCATTAATGTCATACATCCCCAAAGATGCGCCCTTTAAGAACTTGTGGAAGGGGCCAGCCTCTTCGGTGCTGTTCAGTAGCGTGGTTGCTGATGCATATGTTTGGAATGCATCTTCAACTCTTCTATCATCTTTGTCTATATTTAAAGGCGAATAAATTACATCAATAAGTGTGTGTAACTTATCTAAGTTCTGTGTTCCGCTAGTGTAAGAGCCTGAGTCAGACTTAAACTTTTCTGGAATCAACTCAAAAGGAACTGAGGATCCTTCAAAGTTTTCCCATAAGTAAGTCTGATAATCCTTTATCGCGTCATTTAATTTATATGGTTTATCATTCCATAAAGTATTTACGATAGAAGATGCGACTAAAGTAGACGGGGCAAGCGATCCTCCTGCTGGGGCACTAGTGTTAAGAAAGTATAACCAGTTAAGGTTTGATATAATATACTCTGTTGTTTCTAGTTGGCTTCCCCCGAAGTATGAAGAGGTGTCGGTTTTTATGTTAGAGTTATTGAGGTAAATCTTAGGGAGTAAGGTCCCACTTACATAATCACCAAAATCAGATGAAGTTTGAAAACTAGATAATTTTTGCCCTAAAGGTTTTAGAATCTTTCTTTGAAATTTTTCTGGCGTTATATTTGTTAATTTGTTCTGCTTTACGAAGAACTGAGAGAAACCATTTATGTTATCAATAGAACTGTAAAGGTTTGATCCTGTTAAAGCAGAGGAACTAAGTTTTAAAGTCTCTTGTATATTTTTAGCTGAAAGAATGTGGCTGTTGATTACGAGATCAGTATCTTTTACTTGAGATCCACTTACATCGAAATCATCATCCAAATATAGATTTGGAGTTATGATCTTTACTGCATCAACAAAATTTCTTTTGTAAAAATTTCTAGCCATTATATAAAGGTTATATTAATTGTTAAGTTGTTTAACTGAATTACTTCATTGAAGTTCGCTGTCACAGGATCTTTAACATTATCTACTGTTGAGTATCTAACCTCATTAATATCATAGATTAATCTGTTTAGGTCCTGAGGTGTGAATACTTTTCCAAAATCAAAATTACTATAAGAAAAATAATTTCTTATTAGAGTGGAAACTGAAACCTTTATTTTCTCTTCTAAGTCCCTGAATGCCTCATCGCAAAAAATCGTAATCACTAAATCTAAAGTTCTGATCAAACCATCAACAACATTAACCTCATCAGTTAACATTTTTTTATCTTGTAGAGAATTCAAAAGGTTTACTTTGTATTCAATCGTAGCTTTTTGTAATTGAATATCATTGGCTTTTTGGAGAACATATAAATCAATCATGTTGGCCGAAGAGTACGCTTTTCTAGTTGCCACGGTTCCAATAGACTGGCCTCCCGTTGGGCTTGAGTACCTGGAAACATAAGCTTTGTAATCCTCCAATGTAACCAAACGGTCCTGTTGTTTGAAAACTAGAGGTCCATATCTTTTTGCATTTTGTATGGTTTCCGCGTCAAGTCCTCCAGTGGCAACGCTAGTGTTAGTTACCGTTCCCGCTCCTTCACTAGTTGTTATTGGCGCGTTTATAGTTGCGCCAAGAATATTGCCTCTTGTTCCACCGCCAACCCTGTAAAGGACTCTATAAGCCGAAGAATTGGGTGGAGAAGAGCCAACCACACCATCA